GTCCTCGTACTCCTGCTTGCAACCTTGACCAATTATTATAATTGTTTACATCATTTGCCATACTATTTTGTGTGTGTTTTGGAGCAGTTGGATTTCTTTTAATCTTCTTTAGTTCAGATAATGCTTTATTTAATTTTAATTCAGGTTCACCATATTTCCAACTATTATCATATTTTGTATTTCTTTTTGTATCATTATCTAATTTCTGTTGTGGGGTTTGTTTTCGTTCTGGATCTCCTTCATTTGTTAATCCAGTTGCTGTTAAACCACAATTACGACACTGTCTTTTTACTTTGTTTAATTTTAATAAAGCATGTACCTTGTTTACTTCTCTAGTTGCCTTTGCTTTATGTCTATTCATTAACCATTCCGGTCTTTCTTCTTCTTGTGGTGCTGGTACTTCTTCGTCTTCCTCATCATCTGCCTTGTTTTTAGCATTTTGTCTAGATGTTAATCTTGTAGCAAGTGATCTATGTCCACCTCCACCTTTCTTACCTTTAATATTTTCAGTCTCTTCTTCAATAATTTTATCTAAATCTACATCATCTGATTTATTATTCAATCTTTGTGCGTTAGGTGCATCTTGATTAAATGCTCCTTCTGTTGTTCCACCTGAACCAGTATTACTAATATCTGCTGCTTTAGGTTTTCTTGGATCTTTAAAACCATGACCACAATTAGGACAGGCTCCACCCATAGATGTCATATCACCCATATCCCTTCCATTATCTGCAACACCAAGTTTTTTATGTTTTCCACAGTTAGGACAATAATCTCCTTTTGCTTTTTCTAATCCCTTACTTCTACATTTATCACATTGACATTTATTATTATGTATTGGGTTATTTGCACCACCAGTTTGTGTTGTTAAAGTTCCACCGTTAGTCATATTTGCTCCACCAATACCTGCTCCACCTGAACCTGAACTTGCTTCGACCTTATGTACAAATGAACCAACAATCTTCTCTGCTGATTCTCTTGACTTACCTTCTGCCATTAATGCTTGTACTTTTTGTTCAAATGTTTGTGACTCGTTTAGATCTGCTTGTTGAATTTGAGTTGGAAGTTCTTGTGATAGTGATCCTTTTATTGGAAGTTTCTTTTCAGGTATTTCTCTTTTTGTATCATTTATTTCTGTACCATTATTTCTATCTTCAGTATCAACTCTATATCCTGCTTTATTAACAATTTCAATAGCTTTTTCTAGATCTGGTGTATAACCTGATGTTTCAGTTTCTCTCATATCGCTTTTAGGTTGTGTTGGGCGTTTCTCTTCCTTATTACCTAATGTTGCGTCCAACATCTCTTTTTTCTCCATAAATTTATTATAATATTGATTATCAGAATCTTCTTTATCATCTTCTTGTATTGCTCTCCATTTTTTTAACTGTTCTTCAGTTAGACCTGTTGGCTCAGTTTTATCAATGGCTCTACCACGTTGTCTTCCTTCTTCAACTGCCTTATAATTTTCTGGTTTATCACCTTCCATAACAGTTAAGAGATCTCCTCCTCCAGCTTTATATGAATTGAAATCTTTATCTCCTCCATAACCTTCATGTCTATCCCATTTGCCTTTTGGTTTAACATCATCATCAAAAAACCCTTCATCATTAAGTCTAGATTCTATATTTTTTAATTCTTTTTCTCGTTTATCCCATTTGTCACTTCTATCTGATTTTTTCTTACTTTCTTCACCACTGTCATTATCATCATTTTTCCATTCATCTAAAACCTTAACTTCAGTATTCTTATCATCTTCATCTTCTATTTTTATAAGAGAATCTTTATTGACATAGCAACCCATATTGTCACATTGAATTACCATCTTACCGTCATCTCTAACAGATGAGTTAAAATTTGCTTTAGCAATCTGATTAAAATCAGTAATTATAGCCATTGGTACTGCAGGATCTGCACATACGGCAACTTCATAATGTTCAAGGTCACTCAATGCATAGGCAGTACTTCCGTCTTTCATTTTAATTGGGGATCTTGCTGATCTCGTTGCACCACCAAATGATAATCCTTTGTATTCATTGTTTTTAATTTTATTCCAAATAACATTATCTAATTCATAATTCTTGAAAATTTTACCAGTTATTTTAATTGCAGGTAACTCATGACCTTCACCATTTTTTACAGTTGTTCTAGAATAATTGATACCTTTACCTACAATTCTGTTAGAGTGTGTATCACTGATTGGTGCTCCTCTGTCTATCCATACAGGCAATACCTTGTATAATTCATCAACTATGGTAACTTCACCTTGTTTATCTTTCATTTGAACAGTTAAAAGACCTTCAAAGTATCTATCATCTGAACCTACATTTTCCATACTTTTTAGTGTACTTGTAAGTTTATGGAAACCATAAATTGTCATATATAAAGTGAACTCAACAAGGTTAATAAATATTATGATAAAAAAGATAAAACTAGAGGTTTTTTTAGTCCTCTGTTAGTTTTTTGGCTTTTGAAACAGCATAATCTACAGAGAAACCTGCTGTAAGTCCTATCAATGCTAAACCTAAAAGGTCTATTCCTGAAAGGGCTATTGTTTGTGCTATAGCAATACCTGCAAAGCCTGAAACAATTACTGCACCAAAGAATTTCTTAATATCATAGGAACTTTCAGAACCTAGAAATCCTCTTATGGTGTTTAAGATTGCACCAGATACTGTTGCGATTACTACCACGAGTAATGGATCTACCATAAATGAAAGATAATCCATCTATATTTAACTATTACTACTTATTTGTCGAGTAATTCTTTAACTAAATCATCAAGATCTGATGGTAATGCTTCATCTGGGTGTAATCTATTTGATTGTCTATCAACTGCTTTAGCTAAAATAATAATGGTTTTTTGTAATCTTTCTACTGTTTCACATAGATTTTTCTGTGTTTTTTGTACTTTTTTAAAATATGTGACTACTGCTGCCCCTGTACCAAGAGCAATAGCCATAACTACTTCTTCATATATTGAATCTAGCATTTCAAGCATAATAATTAACAATGTTTATGCTTTTTATTTATATCGGTTGATTTATTAATGGGTGATATATATGAATATTATGGCTTCTTCAATATATTTATACAATAATTATGAAGAATTTGAGTCATTTAACAAGGATAATTTTAATGAAAAGTTCAAAACAATCAAGATAATAGACATGTATATCCATCAAAAAACTAAATTATGGGTGGTAACTGATACAAATGACCTCATAGAAAAACCATATTTACAAAAATCTTTGGTTCATTTTAGAAATGGCACTGTAGAAGAGTATATAACTGATGAAACCAAGCTTATATTGCATGATAAGATCAAATTTAACCCTAAAAAGATGTTTATTGATATATTTCCAAGATTTTTAAGAAAACCAGAACTTAGATGGAGAGTTGACAAGTATATCAACAATAGTGACAACCTAGAAACCAGATTTGTTGATTATGACAACAGATACTATGATTTTGAAAATAATAGAATAAATTTTGTATTAAAAAACTAACGTTTGTTACCTAAGTTTTTAGACATGATTATTTGCCAATCTTTACCGTGTTTTCTTCTCATATTCTTCCAAAACGGATCAACTTCAAACATTCCACCTTTTGTATTATATGCTTTCATTATATTTGCAACCTTTCTATGACATTTTTCACAAAGTCTTACATTTACTTGCTCCATACCATGTTTATATATTCCACAAAAATGACACATTCCATAAACAATTTCTTTAATTGGAACTAGAATAGTCTCTCTACCTTTTTTACCTGCACAGTCACCACAAATATCGTTTACGCCTGCTCCTACTGGAATACCATTACCAAAACAACTAAAACACATACCTTCTTTATAATTATTTACTCTTGTATATTCATTTTTTTGGTGTATATCTACAATTTTACTGCCAATTTTTGACTCACCAGAGTCTATTTTAATTTTTTCTGCCACTATTTATCCCTATTTTCCATGTTTCTTAAACACTCCATTAATATTCCAAGTGATCTGTTGTCTTTTTTAATATCTAACAAATCAACAATACGTCCTAAATATATATCCCATTCATCTAATTTTTTAGGTTTTACAACTTTAGGTTTTACAACTTTAGGTTTTGTAACTTTAGGCTTTTCATCTGGGTGTTTACAACTGTCGTCACATTTATGGAACCTTTTAGTCATTTTGTTCATCGTCCCATCTTTGTACTTGTCCAAACTCTTCGTTAACTATATCTCTTGCATTTCTTACTGTCATTCCTGCATATTTTCTTAACTCTTCAACGGTCTTTGTCTTTTTCCAACCAAAGTCCATTGCTGTTTGCAATGTTTTCTTTACTACGTCAAAGTTTGTTGGTGTGATACCGTTAGGATAATTCTTTTGTGACATTGATGTTCCACTACCAGATGAAGGGTGTCCTTGTGCAACTCCTCCCATGTCAGAAGGTCTATTTTCAACATGTTCGCCTTGTGCATTTTGTCTTCCCTCTTCAGGTGCAGCAGTTGATCTACCTCTACCGTTTTTGAGTTCTTCATTTTCAAGTTCTTGAACCTCTTTAGATATATTGTATTCTCCAGTATGTGTTCTTTCTATCTTGAATCCCATCTGTTGTAGTTTTGCCATATTATCAATCTCTACACCCTCTCTTTGTAGTTCTGAAAGTTTATCGTTCTCTTCTCCTGCTACAAGTTTAAGATCCCAATCGTCAACTCCCATTACTTCTGAAAATTTCTTAAAGAAAGCCTTGTATAATATATCCTGTCCCCATTTAACTGCTCTGTTTGTAATTGTAACTTGTAATCCTTCTTGTGACCAACCACCTACCATCTCTCCGTAGTATAATGGAAGTACACCATACACTGCACCAATGATTTGTCTTAGTTCTTTTCTTACTTCAATGAATTGTAACTCTTGTAATGAACCAGTAAAGTCTATCCAGTTAGCCATATTCTTTCCACCTTTGTCAGATTCAACCATAAGTGGGTGAATCATGTATGGATCTTCAGTTGCTTTTTGTTCTAAAGCGTCCCATGATTTTCTGAATGTCTCGTAGTTTCTTGATGCAACAACAAGTAATCCTCGTGGTGGTCGCATTTTATCAAAGTACTTTCTGACATATTCGTCCATGTGTGACAATGACATTGCCTTACTCCATATAGCGAATATAGGAGATAGACCATAAATTAAACTTGGTTTGTATTTACCTGCTTTCCAAATAACTTCACCTTCACCGTAAATTACTCTCTTTGGGTGTGGAATACCTATAGAATATACAGAGTTTACTTCAATTATTGCCTTTAGGCATTTGGCATTACATATATCACATCTGTCAGTGTATTGTCTCTTATCTCTGTGTTCAAATCTAGGACATACCCATATCTTTTGTCTCTTATCATCATAACCGATTCTACCATCAGAGTCAGCAATCATTGCTACTTGTGGTGGATCAATTCTTAACAGTTCCTTAATCTCAGTTTTTTGCATATCTGTTTCGCCAGTAACATCATCAATAAAATAATTCTTTAACAACAACATATAAGCATTATCTGCAATTTCCAAATCCCTTTCCAACTGTCTTGAAAGGTCTTCCATGTTCTGCATGTTGCCATTTACAGGTTTACTCATAATATCTTCAAGAATCTTTCTGTGTTCTGGTACAGGTCTTTTCATTTCATAACTTCCACATGAATCACACTGTACTTTCTTCATATCTATCTTATCTTCACCTTCTTCGTGAATGTTTGGTGCATATTGGAATGTTTTTGCACAGTTTTCACATTTGTATTTGAATCTCTCTACTATCTCAAAACCGTTCTTAAACATCTCACGGTTAAGTGTCTCAATAGGGATTCTAATAGCGTCAATATTATCTGCCAACTCATAGATCATAATGAGTGGGAATGGGAAAATTGGTAGTTTGGCACCTGTATCGGTACTCATATAAGGCTGTGCTATGCTTGGTCTAGTCGTAGCATCAGTGTAACCTTTGTTAACTGGGCTTAATGCTTTTCTTAATCCACTAAGAGAATCTCTAATACCCATGATATATCAGTAATTTGTTAGTTAATAAACTTTGTCTAATATTGTTAAAATTATGTCAGATTGTGTTATAGACTATGTTCAGGGCATTTTGGGTGTTTACCAATTTCAGGATTACATAAGCATTTTATAACCTCTTTTTTAACTTCTTTTTTAACTTCTTTAGGCTCTTTTAAGGACTTTTCTTCCATTATAACACTTATATTACGACAGATATATAGTTTATTATGGGAGTATGTAAAGGAGTATGTGTGTGCAAATATGATGCACCTAAAGGTAAAAGAACATATCTAGGTGGAGGAAAACGCTGCACTAACTGTGAAACGTTTGTAGGTTGGCAAGGAATACATTGTCCTTGTTGTGGAACCAAATTACGTGTAAGAATACGCTCTAGACCTAAACCTACATGCAGTTATAAAAGATACTGAAAGAATATAAACTACCTATTTAAAGAGATTATATGGTCGATTTTAGTGTAGATGACTATAAAACCCTATTAGTATGGTTTGAGTTAGCATTTGCCAAATTACCCAAATCATCAATATCTTCTGCAGATAAGAAAACATTTTGGAAACTTACATTTTTATCTGAAGACGCTGTCAAAGAAGCAAAAGAAAAAGAAGAAGAAGATGATTAAACATATAAATAAGGTATTGTATTAATATAATTGGTTGTCAGGGATTACCCGTTTTCTTCGGATTCACGGTAGCCCTCTTAAACCACCTAATAATGACTCGATAAGGGAACGGTTGTTATTAGTGTTTACTTTATATAGTAGTATGATGTATATATATTACTAGGTAACTAGCGTTCTATCAGGTCGATAGTGGACAAACACGTAAGATTTGTCCCGACCTATACTAAGATTAATATAGAGTGTGTTCATAACATAATTATGAATATACCTTTATTCTTTATAGGTTTGTTTTTAACTTTTACATTATTCCTAACTCCAGTAGGATTGATATTATTGTATGTATCTTTCAAACTTAACAATAAGACAGAAACAGTTGAAAGAAGATGTAAATATAAAGATGAAAATAAATCAGAATATGAAATGAATGTATACGATGAAGAACTGTTAGATAATATGCGTTAGATATGCAAACATTTAATTAAGGCTATTATAATATAATAGTTTATGAAAGGCTGTAAAGGATTATGTGACAGAATACCAGATAATAGACCATTCGGCAACGCATACAAAACACATTCATTATGTAGACGTTGTGACAAATGGATAGAAAAAATTTACTTAGTTAATGATAAATGTCCTTGCTGCAAACGTACACCAAAATCAATTTCTAGGAAAACCAAAAGAGAGAGAGCAGTTAGATATGACATTCCAATACATGTTTAATTCGATACGTTTATATTAGATATATATATCATACTATGTAATGATAGGAATGACAACAATAGCACCAATAACAGTTATGCTAGTTATCTTTGTAACTCTAATTGGATTTGCTTATGCTGAAACACCAGATCGTGTTACGGTTGATAGTTTTCCTTTTGAAATCACAATGATGGAAGAGGGGGAACTTACAATAATTAACACTGACAGTGTAACACATACGTTTAATCTAAGTGGTGTATTTTCTCACACAGTTGAAGCTGGCGAAGAATTGGTAATTAATTTACCTGATTCCATGACAGCAGATAATACTGACGGTTGGTATCTATTTGACGAGGCTACGGGGGGATATAATATTATTCGTACCGAAGCAGTATATGTAGCACCACCACAACCAGTATATGTCGAACCAGT